TTCAGCGATAACGACGTAACGGAATGGGCATACGTAAGCAAGGGCACAGAGGCGTCGCGATCGATCAACGTCGAGCCGATCCTCAACAACATACCAACCTACAAAAGCAAGGGTCTAAACGGCGTAGGCTGGGCGGGCTTTGGTTATCTGCAAACAAACAACGTCGTCACGCGCTATGGAACTACGGATCAGCTCTTAAAAGCTCACGAAGATACTAAGGTATTCTGGGGTCCGGTCGGTACGCAGTCGATCACGGTATCGACTCCCGCATCTGCCGAGCTACCACAGATCACCAACGCCGGACTCTACAAGCTCACACTCGCAGAACGACAGGTACGGTCGTGCCTGCCTTATGCGCTGGTTAAGTTCTACTCCAGCGTATTCGCTGAAGAGGACTCGGCATTAATCGAACTTGAGTACGATCTGCGCGGATCGGTAGCTTACCTCCCACGCTCACTCGGCGCGCGTCTCACGTTTACCAACGGCGCGGCGTCAACGTTTACTAATCTTCCGTGGTCGCGTGCTATCACGACATCGGTCGTAACGAACTGGACGGACGGCACAACGAAAGCGCGCTACTATCTTATGGAGGCTCTGTAATGCCGATTAACGATCCCGTAAGGGGGCAAAAGATAGCGCCTGCATCGCTCGCCTTTGAGCGGTCACGGCGCAAAGGACAGAACGCCGTCATCGTCGACAGTGGCGATACGGTCACAAACTACCAAGACGATGTCATAACGAATAGCCTAGACGACGTCGCGCCGCTGATCCTGAAGGACGTCTCGAATCTCGATAAAGGCGTAGCCATTGCAGCTGCGAACGGTGAACGGCGTGCCAAGGCATGGACGGCCGAATATGAACGCGCTCTCGACTGGTGCATAGGCGACCACATCACGATCACAACGAAGGCGTTCTATCCCGTCGCGTTTCAACGTGAGGTAGTTCGCAGCATGGGCGCGGCGTATATCGCAGGGGCTACGCAGGATCTCGACGTCTGGCAATATATTTGCCCGGCCGATGCCGTGGGCGTCTATCACGTGAGCGCGATGCTGCAGCTCAGGCTCACCGCGGGTGTAGGGTGTTCTATCGCTCGCCTCGGTATCATGGTCGACGGCTCGCTATGGCGCGTGATCGACGCTATCGATAACGAGTACGCAGGCGAGAATCCGATCATCGACGTGAAACTCTGCGGGTCGTCACTCGTTCCGCTGCGCGCAGGTCAGAAGATGCAGATCGGTTACTTCGTCAACTCTTCAGGCGCAGCCGGTACGCTCCAGCTTTTGCATCCGACCTCCGTCTATGGTTATGTTAGCGCCCACCGCACACGATGCGATCTCGGCGGCTACTCGGATCTCCAAAACGGCGGTCTAATCAACAGCCCGACTACGGGCGTCGCTTACGCTTTTGACTAACACTATCACACGAGGTTTCTATGAGTTGTCTCCCGACGACCCCCACAACAAACAACGTCCTCACGGACATCGTCGCGTCCAATACGGACGGTTGGCTCAACGTTACCAACGTATCGACGTCGGCGCTGAGTCAATACTTCCCGGTTCAATCGACGCCGACCGTGCTCACATTTAACGGCGTGTTTCAAACGACGTACCAACACGGGCGCGTCGTCCAGCTGCAGATCGAGGAGACCGCGTCGAGTTCGGCGAACATCAAGAAGACCGCACTCCAGGTATATCTCTACACAGGCGCGGCTCCTACGACGCCGACGGCGGGCGCTGTTTACAACGGTAGCGCGACGAACCTACTCGCTATCGTCGAGATCGCAGCGGGTGACTACAAGCGCCTCTCCGATACAGTGTGGATCGCAACCGTGGCGCCGAACATCTACGTCCGCACAGGTTCGACGGCATCATCGACGAACGTTTACGCGGTCGTGCTGGCGAATGAAGGTAAAACATACGCAGCTAGCGCCTCACTCCGCGCGCGGATCTTCACCGAACAATCGACGGCGCTCGCATGACCTCGGAACAAATGACGCAGGCGCAGTTTATCGCAGCCGTACGAAAGATGCTTGAAACCGTCGACATGGCTCCCGTTCGGCGCTTCGAGTTGGAACATATTCTTAGATGCTGGGGCGCTTCGCAGCAACGCGCGGAGCATGATAAGTCTATACGCCCCATAGGGTTACAGGTGAAGTAACCGGATGCGATCGCCTCGGCATAACACCCGGGGCGATTTTTTTTTGGCTAGAATGAAGAAAACACTTGACATGGTTATAGGTATCTGCGTATGTTTGTGACGTATTCAATTCGTATTCACTTCCACAACGGGACACCCCATGCAACCAAAACTAAAAACAGTCTACGCTCACCACTGGATCGACGGCGTTAAGGTGACCGCCTCCGGCCGGAACGAAACCGAGGCGCTGAAGAACCTACTCGAGAAGCTGAAGTCAATGAAGACCAACGGAGGGTCGAAGCCATGAATCCGAATAACGAGAACACGTTCCTCATCGTAGCGACTACCGACTATAACTCGCGGCGCGTGATGGTATTACGTGAAAGTCTTAAGCAATACAGTCAGCTCGAAAAGTGTATAATCAAGACTGCAGCGCCGTTCGGTGCGATTTACTCCGACATGCACGAAGACGCTATTGAATTCGGCTTCGAGTACGTAATTCACTGTAACGACGACGTCGTACTTCGTCCGGACACGATTGAGAAACTCTTCCACGACGCCGCGTATCTTAACGACGCCGGTATCAAGTGGGGATGGCTCGCAGCGCGTACCGATTGGGTTCGGCACTCAGCGCAGAATATCCGATTCCCCTACGGTAACACCTCGCTCGACGCTATAGGCTATCCTGAAGAGTCGCTCATCGTCGAGGTATCATCTGTCTCTCCGATCTTCGCTATCACGAAAGCCGCGGACTTCCTAACATACGCGCCGATCAACTGGTTCTCCGACGATGAACAGTGCTATCGTATGACGCAGTCGGGATACCGTCACTTCGTCTCCCGTGCGTACGTCCATCACGTCGGATCGCAGACCATGACGCCAGAGACGTGGAAGGCAGAACAGGCCGCGTCGATCGAGTACCTACGTCAACACAACCCCCAATTTTTGGAAGCGCACGGCATCAAATGAAACGACTACACAAGCCCAACCCTAAGCCCATCTCCGACAAGCCGATCGCGATTCGCATCGACCGCGGACAATACGAGCGACTCAAGTCGGAAGCCGAGCGCCACAATCGATCGGCAGTTGCACAGCTCAAAACGATTCTCTACTTTTACTTCACAGGCATCAACGCCGACTAAGTTCCACACCATCCGGAGTTCCACATGCTTTTCGGAGTCGAGTTCAAGCGCCGTACCATCGACGGCGAGCCGTGGTTTCAGATTAAGCCCCACGGGTTCAACGCTACGCACGTCGCAATAGCAATCACGCTCTTCGCATTTATTTGGGTCGCCTGCGCTATCACAGACGTTCCCGATGTCAAACCAACAGTAGACGTAGGGAGGCTAATAAGATGAACGAACAACTCTACCGCGCCGTGATGCGCGAAGTGTCTGACCCGCTTCTGCTTGCTATGATAACGCGTAACGTTCGCGAGCTGATCGAACGTAACCTTCTAACACCCGACGAAGCCGATTCACTTATTCGCGTACTCGAGAACGCTTCACACCGCGCAGTCGAAAGCGAACTCGCACTGCGTAAGATTAAGGAGACCTTGTCATGAATACCCCCCGCTGGCTCTTCAAGCACGACGAACTCCCGTCACCGCCCCCGCTGTTCCGCTACGACAAGGGCGACACGCGATACTATGCACGTGTCACCGCTGAGGGGAACGTCATTTGGTACCCGTCCGTCACGACCGTGATACGCGCAACATCCCCAACGCCGCCGGGGTTACTCGCATGGTATGCGAAACACGGCATGGACGGGGCGACGGAACTCAGAGACGAGGCCGCCAGACGTGGCACTGAGATGCACGTTCTATTCGCGGACTACCTCATGGGCAAAGCCGTCGATCTCACAGGGCTTGACGAGTTTCAAGCGAAAGCCCTAGCCGCATTCGATCAGTTCTGTAAGGATCACGAAGTCGAGCCCCTCGCTATCGAGATCCTACTCGCTAACGATACGGACGTCTACGCCGGGACGGTGGATCTGATCTGTGACATGACCTACAAAGGACGTAGGCTGAAGGCTATAGTCGACTTTAAGTCTGGTTCGGGAGATTACCGCGACCACGCCGTGCAGCTGGAGTTTTACCGCGCTGCGTTCGCACAGACGTACGGTAAAGGTATCGACGAGCTGTTCATTTGGTCACCAAAGGACTGGCGCAGCAAGCCGACGTATAACCTGAAGCAGCGGACAGGCGAGGTCGAGTACGCAGAGATCTACCACCGCTGCGCGCTCTACCGCATAACGAACGACGTCGCGCCAAAAGCTAAGGTCAAACTCAGCGGACGACTACCGGGGTCGTTCGAGATCACGCAGCACGACCCGAACGAGGTCATCCGTACCATTTGGTCGTCCGTCGTAGGCGACGACACAACGCCGACTCTATTCTGATTTTTTCACTGCGGCATCCTGTCAACGCTGCCGCTCATTCACACTATCATAGGAGTAACGCCATGGCGTTCAACAACACCGCGCGGTCATCGCGCACTACGTACTTCACAGTATCAAACGGCAAAGTACGCGTTCGTCTCAAGGAAGCGGCCGACGGCTCAGTCGCTCGTCAGAACAAAAACGGCGACGTCGTACATGAGTTCGTCTACGACGAGTTCACGGGACGCCTCGTAAGCGTGGCAACCGACGAGGCCCCTTTTGGTCGGCAGTGGAAGATGATCTTCTTAGATAATGACGATCACTATACTCTCTCAATGCCGTACGACTCATCAACAGCGCAGAAACTCTTGAACCTACTCCTCGCTCCTGAGCTCGACCTCACTCAGCCGATCACGCTACGCCCTTACGACTTTACCAACGATAAGGGTAACCGCGTCGTAGGGGTCACGGTAGTTCAGAACGGCGCAAAACTTCGCCCGGCGTTCGGAACTGCAGCCTATCCGATCGACGGCCGTCCTGAGATGCCTGAACTCGAGAAGATCAAGTTTAAGGGACAAGAGGTCTACGACTCTACCAAGCGTCTCGATTTTATCGTCGCAGCCATCGAGTCGACGCTAACTCCTAAGCTTAGCAACACGACGACCGTAACCGTTGACACTGTTCAACCTGATGATGGAGGCGATGATGGACTCCCGTTCTAACGACACACCAAAGCACACGCCGCAGATAAGCGACAAGACCGAACGCCTTGCCCGTGGTATCACGCTCGTTCGTAGTGGTTCGATCATGTACATCGAGGCGAGCTTCCGTTCGCCGACAGTGGGATTCGCCGAGACCGCACAGTTCGACGTCTTGCCGGGTGGTATGCTAGAAGCGATGGAACAGGCGCGCGCTTGGTACAAGCGGAAGGACCTCGACATGCACGCCGCACGGAAGCGCCGCAACACGGAGACCCGACGTGAGCTTCGCATCCGCGGCGAGATGCGAGCCGTCGAAGAGCACCGCGCACAGACGATCGAATCGCAGATCGAACGCGAGATTTACAACGGATCAGTCGTCGAAGCCGCACGCCGTGACGTCGCCCGCGTATGGGCGTTCTATGGTCCGGCACTCGATGAGCATCGCTATCGTACATTAGATTTCCAATGGTGAGCGCATGACCTACGAGATCAAAACAATCATCAGCATCGAACGGACTCACGTCGTCGAAGCCGCAGACGAAGAGGGAGCGAAGGCGCTCGCAGCTGAGCTAACATTCAACGCGATCGACGAGACGACAGTAGACTACGACTACGACGTATATCACATAACGCGTTCAGAGTGAACGCAACACATCATTCACTTACTACGGACGGTATGGTCTAAGCCCCCCGAACAGCGCCATGCTTCACGCGGGATCGTAAGGCAGGCAAAGGACTACCGCACGCGACGAGCTGCTATCGTCGGGCGTGTCCGGGTTCGACTCCCGGCGGTAGGCTAACAATACCGGAGACCGTCGGCGGCGCGTGGAACCGTCGTTAGAATACCTCCGAGACCCGGCGACCGGCGGCGAACCGGGCGTTATTTTTTCACTGGAGAACACATGAAAACGACCCCATCACTCGACGAGCTACTCGCTCAGCTCGCACAGCCTAAGAAGGTCACCGCCTACTCGTTCGCAGTGCGACTGCTTACGATGTCGACGATTCTCTTGCTACTACTGACGATGTTCGTCTTCGTGGCGAAGTGCTTATACTGGACGCTCTCATGGTAAGCGAAGAAGCCGTTCGACTTATCAGCTTACTCGCAGTCGTAGTTATACTCACGATCTACCTCAAACTCTCCGGGGACCGGGACTCATGATATACAACCTATGCGTATCGACTGCCGTCGTAGGCAAAGCCGAGCGCCATCAGTACAACGACCTCGCCGCCAAGCTGAGACGCGTCGAGTGGTCCGTCGATCAGATCGAGTATCACTTGACAAAACGCGGTCATCCGATTTGTAGTGCCGATCTCAAAGAAGGCTCCGACGGGTACGCGCGCCGAAACTCCGACGCGTTCATTTCGTCGTCGATCGTCGGACTGGATATCGACAACGGCCGCGAATCGTTTGGAGCCGCATCGCGGAATGAGTACTTCGCAAAGCACGCCTCGTTCGCATACACGACGCCATCGCATACCGATGTCCATCCACGTTACCGTGTGATCTTCGTACTCGAAACGCCGATCACCAACATCACAGAATACAAAGCCCTCACGACCGCACTCGTTCAACGGTTCGCCGGTGATACCAACGCACGCGATGCCGTACGCCTCTGGTTCGGTAATCCAGACGCGCAGGTCGTGTCCTGGTACAACACCCTAAGCGATGACGAAGTCCAGTGCCTGCTATCATTCGAGGACGAAGTACGTCATGAGGAAACAAAGTTCTCCGCGTTCGGAGCTCGTAAGCTGACCGTCGACGACGTGTCGCTTATGCTAAAGTTTATTCCTCCGCAACAAGACCATATCGACTGGAAACGCACCGTAGCAGCCGTAGTCGATGCGCTCGGAGACACGCCCGAAACGATAGCTCTCCTATCGCAGTGGTCGCCGTCGGACGTGCCGTATACTCAGGTCGTAAAGAATCGCTTGACACGTGTCACGACCGGAACGCTTATCTACCTCGCACGAAAGAACGGCTGCCCGATACCAAAGGACATCTACAAGGAAGCGCCAAAGGACGCCGCGGAAACGTTCGACCGGATCGAGTCGTACCTCACGGCGCGGTATGAGTTCCGAAAGAACACCGCGACGCAAACGATCGAGTATCGTGATAGCGTCAACGCGGCATGGGAGCGGCTCGACGATTACACAGTCAACAGCCTTCTACGTTCGATGCGCTCGTCAGGTCTCAAGATTGGACGCGACCGGATCTGGGAGATCCTCGACTCCGACTTCAGTGCCGAGTACGATCCGATCTCGGAGTATTTCGCTCACCTGCCCGAGTGGCGCGACGGTGATATAGACCATATCGGTAGGATCTTAGACCTCATCCCTTTCGATTCGGCCTATCCCGTCGAAGCGCAGCGGGCATATAACGACCTCATCTTTCGTAAGTGGATTGTCGCCGCGGTGGCGTGTGCAGTCGATAACAAGCCGAATCACACGATGCTCATTCTACAAGGTGGGCAGGGCGTAGGTAAGACGACGCTACTACGTTACCTATGCCCTGAGCATCTGCGGCACGATCACTACTACGAGGGCAGCATCAACGACGACCGGGATACATTAGTCTCCATTGCAAGGAGCCTAATCATCGTCGACGACGAGCTTGAGTCCCTTACGAAGCGAGAAGCCGAGAAGATTAAATCCCTTATCACCTCGTCGGATAAGCGCGTACGCCTCGCCTATGGGCGTGCTGAGACCACGCTGCGCCGTAGGGGATCGTTCGCAGGATCAGTCAATAGGCGGTCTTTCCTAAATGACGAGACAGGCTCGCGGCGCTTTGCCGTCATCTCGATAGGAGGGTTCGTAGATCTGGGGGCGCTCTTTAGCATCGACGTCGACGCTGTCTGGTCGCAGGCGCTCGCACTTAAGAGAGCCGGGTTTCAATACTGGACGTCACCGAAAGACATCGAACGCATTTCAGCAATGAACGCGAACTACGCCGTATCAACGGAAGCCGACGACCTCGTATGGAGATACGTCGAAGCGCTGCCGACCGAATCTGCAGCCGGCATGTCGAATACTGAGATCATGACTATGCTGCAGGACAAGATCTTCCAAGAAAAGAACGCGAAGATCCCGTGGCTTAACACGTACCAACTCGGAAGAGCGCTCACTAAAGCCGGGTTTACTCAGGTTGTCGTCAAGGACGGCGGCCGGGCGCTGCGCGTGTGGAAGGTCAAAATCCGAGCGATCGGCCGTTCGGTGAGCGGTGAGTCGGAACCTGCAAAGGTACACGAACTACGTAGCGCATACGTACAGGGGGCGAGCGATGCCTTCTAACTACGACATTTCTACCCTCGACGAGTGGCTCGGGGTGCAAAACCCCAAAAGTTCTGTAACCGCTACAAGTGAACCGAGTAAGCCGTTGACAACGAACGGGTTAGCACCTGTCAAAACGGCTGAAAATGACGTCCGGTTACAGAGTGAAAGTGATTTTTCCTTAAGAGGGAAAAACAATATCAATAATAAGTATATAGAAAACGGCTTTTCACCCTGTAACTCTGTAACCGGGGACAGTGCAGGTCGGATCGTACCACCGGACGAGGTGCTCGCGAGTGCCGAACTCGCCCGACAACGGAACAGACGCGACAGGGATCTCATCGCCCTAATGCATGCGTCGAACGTCAACGACTGGACGTGGATCGAACATGCCGACGGCAGATGGTCAGCTCATTACTCAATCACATTCGAGGAGGTATCGTGAAGGACATAGACGAAGAGCTCGCAGCGATCGACGCCCGCAAATGGCAAGAGCATATCGACAAGGAAGCCGCATCGCGTGACCGTGCAAAGAAGAAGCGCGCAGGCGAGGGACCACCGCCAAAGGAGCACGAGATCCAAACGGCGATTTCTAAGGCCTTAGAGGCCGCTGGGTATATGGTGGTTAGGGTTAACTCCTCAACATCGCTCACAGCGCACGGGAGCCGCCTTAGCGCCTATCGTGTGGTGAACATCAACGCGACGTCAGGTCATGCCGACCTCGCCGTTTACAAGCGCGGCCGCGTGTGGATGCTCGAAGTCAAGCGTCCAGGGGGTAAGCCGTCGGAAACTCAGGTACGTTTTGCAGAATGCTGCAATCGCTACGGCGTCCCCTACCACGTCGTAACAAGCCCAGACGAAGCACTCGCTATCCTGAGGCTGCCATGATAGCACAGGTCATCGCACACCATGCCGCCGCACTGATAGGCGTACACGTCGCTGAGATATACGGACGTTCACACCGCAGACGTCCGGCGCTTGCACGGCATCTCATCTGGTTCGTTCTTCATGAGCGCTTCGCATGGGACTACTCGTCGATCGCCCGGGAGTTCAACCGGGAGCGACAACCCGTGATGCGCGCCGTCGAAGCCGTCGAAGATCAGATCGTCTTGTTCCCTGACGTTAGAGATATCGTCCGGGTCATGAGGCAAGAGCCGTACTTGCAGATGGTGCAAAACTATTGCCCCGAATGCGCTAAGGTTGCAACATGCCAGCAGGACGACCAACGAAATACAACTGGGAAGAACTCGAACCCCTCATGACTGAGGCGATCGAGAAGGGCTTCTACATGGAACAGCTCGCCCATCATCTCGGTATCGTACACGAAACTCTACTCGAGTGGGAGTCAATCCACCCGGAATTTTCCGAGGCGGTTAAAAAAGTCCGTCAGTCATGCAAACAACGTATCGCAGCTCTCCTCGACGCTCACGCCTACGGTGGTATCGAGAAGGGTAACGGCTCGGTCGCTATCTTCATTGCGAAGAACGTTCTCGGATGGCGAGACCGTAGCGAGGTAGAGTCGAAGGTAACTCAGACGCAGGAACTCACGGTAAAGATCGGCGGTGCTCGTCGCAGTGGAGAAGACGATGAGCCGGATCACTCTTGACATAGAGTTACACGACGCACAACTCCGGGTCTGGAATAACAGACGCCGATTTAACGTCGTGAACTGCGGGCGCCGATGGGGTAAGACTGTACTCGCCGAGGCTGCGCTTGCAGAGTGTATCACGACGGGCGATCCGGCTGCGTACTTCGCGCCGACTTATAAGATGCTGATGGACGTGTGGAGGACGGTGAAGAAAGATTTCGCCGCGGTGATCGCAGACACGAACGAGAGCGAGAAGCGTATCACGTACATCAACGGGGGTCAGCTCGACTTTTGGTCGCTCGATAACTACGATGCGGTCCGCGGTCGTAAGTATCGACGCGTCGTGATCGACGAAGCCGCGATGGTGACGAACCTTGAGGAGGCGTGGACGATGGCCATACGTCCGACGCTTGCAGACTACAAGGGCGACGCTTGGTTCTTCTCGACGCCTAAGGGGAGGAACTATTTCCATACGCTGAGCGAACGCGCGGTGACCGATGAGACGTGGTCGTACTGGCAGATGCCAACGTCCGCGAATCCTTACATCGACGCGACGGAAGTCGAAGCCGCACGGAACGAACTGCCGAGTCTGGTATTCCAACAAGAGTTTCTCGCAGAGTTTATCGACGTGCAAGGCGCGCTTGTTAAGCGTGAACATCTAACGCACGTACCGAGTGACCGCGTGCCGTCTGGGCTGCGCTATGGTATGGGCGTGGACCTTGCTATCTCTAAGTCGGAGACAGCAGACTATACCGCTATCGTCGTGGTCGGTTACGATCCCGAATCGGGACGCCGTTACGTCGTCGACGTGTGGCGTGGTAAGGTCGGATTCCACGACGTCGTCGAAGCAGTCAAGCAGTACGCGTCGAAGTGGAAGCCGCAGCGGATCAACATTGAGGCCGTGCAATATCAAGTCGCGGTAGTGCAAGAGCTACTCCGAAAGACCTCGTTACCTGTCAAGGCTATCAAGCCGGACCGCGACAAGGTCACACGCTTTCACGCGGTACTCGCACGCTATGAGCAACTCCTCGTTACTCACGTGACGAACCTAGATCCTCACTTCGAGCGTGAGCTCCTATCGTTTCCGATCTCGGATCATGACGATATGGTCGACGCGCTTGTCTATGCCGAGCTCGCCGCTACTAAGACACAGGGCGCGGGCGTTCTCTTCACTTAACAGATTGACACAATGGGCATCTTCGACCGCATATTCAGAACGAACGAGAAGCAGCTGCAGATCTCCGAGCGCGGCGAACTGCCAGGCCTCGCGACGTTAGCTTACACAAAGCACTCGTTCACCCCGGTGACGAACTTCGCGCAGGCATATCGACTCTGGAAAGAGAACCCCGTCGCGCAGGGCTGCACGATGGCCTATTCGCTTACGATGCCAGAGGCCTACCTCGCCGTACGTGATGGCGAGTCGTTCGTCTACGATCACCCGGTATCGGTTCTCTTCGCTGGTTCGTCGTGGCGTCTTAGCATGGCTACTGCGATGACGTACCTCTGTATCGGTGGTAACGTGTACTATCATAAGCGCCGCAACGCTGCGGGCGCGGTGATCGATCTCAAGCCCTACTCAGATGCTAACTTCGCGCCGGTACTCGACGAGTACGGGAACATCCGCGCCTATCACTATAACAACGGCTCGACAACGTGGGAGATCCCGAAAGATGATGTCGTTCACATCCGCGGCTTTTGGGTTGATCCTGCTATTTCTTACGCCGGCGGCTCTCCGATTGTACTTGCTTCGACGACGATTGAATCTTACAACGAGGCGAGCGGGACGATCTTCAGCATCCACAAAAATGATGCGATGCCTAAGACGCTCGTGATCTACGACGAGGAGATGTCACCCGACCAGGTGTCACTTGCCGAGCGTTCGTTCAAGCGTAAGTACGGCGGAGAGCGCCGCGGGTCGGTCGGTCACATGTGGGGAGTTAAGAGCGTCGAACGTTTGGCACTTGATTACAACGAGCTCGGCATGGAGTCGACGTTTAGTCAATACGAGGCGCGGATCTGTGGCGTGTTCCGCGTTCATCCGATTATCGCTTACACGTACGCAGGTATCATGTCGTCAACGTACTCGAATGCGGAACAGGCGTCGAAAGACTTTACGGACATGGTCCGCGTGCCACTGTGGAACATGATCGCAGACCAGATCAACGAACAACTTGCAATCCCTGACTTTGGCGTCGAGGTCGGATTCGACCTGAGCACGGTCGAAGCTCTGAAGCCGTCGGTAGAATCGCAGCGGGCGACGGCACTGCAGGCGTACCAAGTTGGCGTTATGACATTGAACGAGGCGCGCGAGGCGTTCGCACTCGACGCGGTGCAAGGCGTAGCACAGACTGAAGTCGTAACGGCATCACGCTCGCAGCGCATCGAACGAAAGAACCTTGAGGACGAACAAGGTATCATCGTTGACATTGACGATACGCTCGTCACGTCATCAGGTAACCCACGGCAATCGACGATCGACTACGTGAACGCGTTGTGGGATTCGCATCGTATCATTATCGTCACTGGACGCTCTGCGGATCAGGAAGACGAAACGATTGCGGCTCTCGAGGAGTTCGGCGTTAAGGTCGACGAGTGGCACTTTAACGACACGACCGCGCCCGCGATTGACTTCAAGCGCTACAAGGCAGGACTGCTTCTCGAAGAGCGTCCGATCGTCTTAGCTATCGACAACGACGACGACACACGCGACATGTACGAGGACCTCGGGATCAACTCCGAAGAGCCGCCAACGGAAGGAGGCGCGGATGATTTGTCCGCGGGCTTTCGTTCCGACTCGTTAGACGACGTGACGTACTTTAAGGCAGTCGACGACATTTCGGAGAAGTGGGCTAAGCGTATCGCGATCTCGTATGGTAAGGAAGTGCGTAAGCTCGAACGTCAGATCCTCGGCAGTGTCAAGACGCACGGGGCAGTGATGATCAAACAAGAAGGCGACCCGTTCGACGTGGAAGACTGGACGGCTCGGTTCTTAGCTGCGACTGAAGACGACCGCAAAGGACTTGTCGAAGAGATGATTGCAGCGGCTGCGTCTGATGTTGATGCTGAAGACGGTGAATACGGCAAGGCACGGCGTGAGGGTATCGACGAGTCGAGTCAGAAGATCGCGTCGTCGATTGGTACGATCCGCGAGGATGTGCGCTTCATTCTGAATCAGTCGGGCGGCTTGTCAGCTGAAGAGATCGCGGCGCTCCTTCGTAGCAAGTTTGACGAGATCAGCACGGCACGGGCGAACGCGATCGGCCGAACAACGGCGACGGCTACGACAGGGAAAACGCAGAGCGCAGTCTGGAAGACGGCGAGCGACCGTGAGTCGGATCCCGACCGTAAGATCGTGAGACAGTGGATCTCCTTTCCGGGCGCGCGTGATGCTCACTCCAAAGCGAACGGACAATGGGAGAATTTGGTAACGGGATTTTTCACGGTCGGCGGCGAGGAGACGGAATATCCGGCCGGTCCGTTCTTGTCAGCTAAGAACGCCGTCAATTGCCGATGCATTACACGGGCACGACGTAAGATCGACTACGACAGAGCGACGCAGGGCGGTTAAGATGGTGCAAAACTATACGAACGCATTCGCCATGTTGCGTCAACTCTTACGAAGGTAATCGAATGCAACTGACCAAGTCGTTACATTCCTGTCATATCAAGGCGGTGAACGCTGACGAGGGAATCCTCGAAGCGGTTGTTTCCGTATTCAACAACGTCGACAGCGTAGGCGACCGCGTGCTCCCGGGTTTCTTCGAGCAGTCGCTCAAGAACAAGATGCCAAAGGGCGTGTGGATGCACGATTGGAACGCACCCGTCGCGAAGACGTTGGAAGCACGTGAACTCTATCCGAACGATCCGCTTTTACCTGACGGCTTGAAAGGTCTTGGCGGTTTGTACGTTAAGGCTAAGTTCAATCAGAACACGCAGCGCGGACGCGAGGCGTTTTCTGATATTAAGGAAGGTATCATCGACGAGTTTAGCATTGGATATACAGTGCAGGAAGATCGCATCGCGCCGGACGGCGCCCGCGAACTCGTAAAGGGGACACTCTTAGAGTGGTCGCCCGTTTTGTTCGGAGCTAATCCGCAGACTGCAATCGTTAGCGCTAAGGGACTCACGCAAGATATCGACGACGTCGGAGCCGACGTGTTACGTCTTGTCGCGAGGTTGAACGAACGCGCACAGATTCGCGAGAAGGAAGGACGCACGTTATCGTCGGCAAACGTCGCGCGTCTCTCATCTCTCGTCGATGCTCTGCAGAATGCGACCTTATCTATTAAGGAGCTTATTGACAGTGCAAAGCCTAAGAGCGCACGCGCGCAAATGGAGATGCAACGTCTGCGAGCTCTTCACAACTCACGTCAAAAGGACAACCAATGACAATCCAACAGCTGACTGACGCGATCCGCGTGAAGTCAACAGAGCTGGAAGTCCTCACCAACATCGCAGAGCCTACGGCCGAAGATGTTGCGAAGGCTACAGAACTGAACAACGAGATCGACACTCTCACTAATCAAGTCAACGAGGCGAAGTCGTTCGAGGCTATCAAGGCAAAGAACGCGAAGCGCATCGCGGAAGTAAAGACGGCAGTCAACGAACTCCCGTCAACATCGACGGTAAAGGTCGGCGAGTCATCAGCTAAGTCGAAGATGAACGAAGCCGATTACAAGTCGTACGTTACAGGTCTCTTCGTAGCGGGTCTCTCGAACGAGAACGCACGTCAGAAGTATTCAGACGTCACGGGCGTTGAGTATAAGACGCACACGCAGAACCAAGATGCAACGGGCGGCCTCTTCGTACCTGAAGAGACATCGTCTTACATCATCGACCTCAAGGAGCAATACGGCGTATTCCGTCGCAATGCTCGCGTTGAGCCGATGGGATCAGAGACGATCCGCATCTTCCGCACGAACGACGACGTAACGGCGTATTGGGGTTCGGAAGCTACAGCCTACACAGCATCGGACATGACGTTCGGGTCGGTAGTGCTCACAGCGAAGAAGCTCACAGCGCTCGCAGTCATCAGCGAAGAACTCAACATGAACGCGACTGTCAACCTCGGTCAGCGTTTCGCAGATTCAGTCGCTCGTCAGTTCGCAAAGAAGGAAGACGAAGCTGGATTTAACGGCGACGGCACATCGGCTTACGGTGGTATCACTGGTATCGGTAACAAGTTCCGCCAAGTCCTCGAAGCAGCGGGCGGTACATGGACAAACGACACGCACAAGGGCTACCTCGGCGGCGCTCAAGTTATCAGCGGTAACCTCTTCTCTGAGGCTACGCTGAGCGACTTCATCACAGGCGCTTCTAAGCTCCCGACGTACGCGCGCGCAGGTGCAAAGTGGTATTTCAACAAGACAGCATTCTCGGCAAGCGGCGAGCGCCTCGCACTCGGTGCGGGTGGTGTTACTGCAGCTGAGATCGCGGGCTCGTTCGGTATGCGCTTCCTCGGTTTCCCGGTTGAGATCGTCGACGTTATGCCGAGCACAGATGCGAACTCGCAAGTCTTCGGCTACTTCGGTAACCTCGCACAGGCCGCGTCGATGGGCGACCGCATGAGCACGTCTATCAAGACGGACACATCGCTTGGGTTCCAGAACGACACGATCTATGTCAAGGCTGCTGAGTACGTCGATATCGCAGTACACGACGTAGGTAACTACAGCGCGACGGCGTCGACACGTGTTGCGGGTCCTATCGTAGCTTTTGTATCACAGAACTCATAAGGAACCCAGAACATGAACTCACTTCAGAACGTTAAGTTCGTAAACGTTACGCCGCCTGCGGCTATCGTTGACAATGCAGACTTCGCTACGACTGCGATTGATACTGCGGGCTTTGGTAAGCTCGCCGTTATCTTCTCACTTGGCGCGACTGATATCGCGATGGGCGCTCTCAAGCTTCAGCAAAGCGACGACTCAGGCATGAGCGGCGCAGCTGATATCAGCGCGACTGTATTCGGTGCGACTGGTAACCCGGCGCTCCCGTCAGCAACTGACGATAACAAGGTATATGCTTTCCACGTAAGCCTCCAGGGTAAGAAGCGCTATATCGACCTTGTCGCAACTGCGGGTAATGGCGCGGTTGGTACGTTCGGATCAGCTATCGCAGTTCTTTACAACGGCACAGACTTTGATCCGAACGCAACGGATCAGAACCTCGGCGCCGTTGTTTATTGCTAATCAGAGTTTCTGAGTTCGGGGGCTACGGCCTCCGAGCTGAGAACCTCACACGAAGGAAACAAAGATGGCCATAACAGGATTCACAGGACAACGCCTCGGCACGCTGCAGACGATCGCGTTGAACACTTCGACGCCGGTAACTATTACACCACCGGACGGCGCGGACTTCATTATCTTGGAAGTGCACAATAGCATTGCCCATGTAACGTTCGACGGGACGAACCCGACAACGACTAGCGGTTTCAAAGTGCCGACAAATACGACCTGTAAAATTGACGTTGGGCAAGACTGCACATTGAAAATTATTGCAACGACAGGAACGCCTAACGCTTTTTGGCAAGCCTTCAAGACTAAGAAGGACAATGACGCATGATAGAACAACTTTTCCCGGGCGGCGGAGGTACTGATGAGAAAGCCGCGGTCTCTTCCAACGATACCACGCCGGGCTATCTCAATGGCAAGCTCGTAGCGGGTACGTCGATCACGCTCACAGAAAATAACAACGGCGGTAACGAGACGCTCGGTATTGCAGTCGGTAATATCGACGCCGGTCTTATCACAACAGGCACGGTAGCGACTGCGCGCCTCGGCAGCGGCACGGCAAACAGCACAACATATCTTGCTGGTGATCAAACGTACAAAGCCGCGGTGACCTCTGTCAACGGTTCAACTGGTGCAGTGACGGTTGCAGCTGGTGATACGACGTACACCGTAACAACCGCAGATGCTGAGAACACGACAACTAACACAACGGTGGCAAGTTTCACAATTCCCGCGAATACATGGAGCGACGGTCAAACCGTGGAGCTTCGTGTTGTGACTCTCGCAAACCAAAGCTCCGGCGGTTCGGTAAACTGGACTGGTCGAATCGGAGGTACGGGAATCGCCGAACGTTCGACAGCTACGACAGCCGTAGGTAATAGCACTTTCCAATGGCGAAATATCACTACGTTCCGATTTTATCGCGAAGGTAATACCGTAACGTTTACAGTGTTGAATCCGCAGAGTTTGACCGGCACGTATAACGATGCCGCGCGCTGGCCTTTTGATAACAACGGCGCAATGACTACGCCTATCAACTGGCTCGACTACGATTCATCAGTCGACTTCACAACAAACATTACGATTGACTATAAGATGCAATGGGGAACAGCAAACGCCGCAACTTATGTACGCGTCGTGAATGCGCGCGCTGTTAAGTATAACGGAGGGAACGTATAAATGGAACTCGGAATCGTCATCTCTCAACTCGGCTTGCGTGGCGCTCTCTCCCATCGTACCTACGAGTCGATGGTCGGAACGTGGATTGATCCGAACGAGCCGATCCCATCACTCGAAGAGTGCGTCGCAAAATGGAACGAACTGATTGCGTCTGGTTACTTCGAGCCGCCGTATTTCGTCAAGCGCGCGGATGCGTATGCGCGCGAAGGTATCTACTTGCAAGACATCGCGGAACTCACTGCGGAGCTCGCTATGGCGAAAGCTGCTAAGAACGAGGCAGATATCGCGAAGTACGAAGCACGTCTCGCCAAGATTTACGCAAAGCGCGCAGCAATCAAGGCGCAATATCCAAAGGCATAACGCATGAGCGACAACTTCACCAAATGGATGCTCGGTATCAGTGCGAGCGCTATCCTCGCAATGGGCGCGGCGCTGTTCTCTACGGTCGTGGCACTGCGCGAAGATATGGCGGTAATCAAGAGCGAGTTCACAACACTCCGCGTAGATGTTGCCAAACTCGAAATGATACAAACGCAACTTGCAGACCATGAGTACCGAATCCAGTGGATCGAACGAAGTGGAGATCACACGGACGCCGCGAATACGGCGCGACGTTTGGACTCCCTTCGACGGTCGCTTCGCTGAGCCGATACCACAGACGAGTGAAGAGATCGACAAGCTCTGGGAGTTAACGCTCGCCGAGCGTGCGATCCTTACGTACGAAGAAGTCAAGCTGAAAACGCGGATTGCTGTTATGATAGCGCCGCACGTTTTTACCATCATTCGAGGCAAGGCTATGAAGAATTGGAAGACAACCCTCACGGGCATCGTCGGCGCAATCGCAGTCGGAGCACAGGCCATCTTTGGCGTAGTGATCCCGCAGGAAGCGATCATCGCAGTCACTGTCTTTCTTGTTTCGCTCTTCGCTGAAGATAGCAAGTAACTTAATCGGGATGTCCTGTCCATGCCGAATTCTCCAGTACGCCTTAACGCTGAAGAGCTACGACTCATTCGGGAGCACAGACTCCAGAGTGTAAGCGATAAGCTCAGAGTAAAGGCACACGCAACGAAGCCAAAGCCGGACGCGCCCGTGGTCACAACTGCGGGCCCGTTCGGCGGTTCTGTCTCTGGTCCGTTTCAAGCGGGCTACGACGAACGCGCCGAGCCGGTGGTCATTCGCTCGCAGTCGTTAGGTATTATCAACGACTTGCACGTTCCAGTGCATGACGTCAACGCGTGTAACGCAGCCGTCACGTATCTCAAGAAAGCAGGCATCGACACGCTGATTCTTAACGGCGATGTCGTCGATATGTACTCGCTCACCAGGCACGGACGCGACGCACGGAAATACGGACTGCAGTACGAACTCAACACGGCACGCCGTGAGCTCGAAGCGCTGCGGAAGTTTTTCGGTGACCGTGTCAAGATGTACTATGTCGAAGGCAACCACGAGAACTGGTGGAAAAGGTACATGAGGAACGTCGCGCGTGAGCTCGACGAATATCAGTCGCTCGCCGATACGCTAAAGCTGCGCGACCTCGGTATCACGTACGTCGATGACGGTATGGGGATCCAGGTCGGTAAGCTCCGCGTAATACACGGCCATGAGATCAGCGGGTCGGGCGTCTACGTTGCAAAGCGTAAGCTCGACAAGGCCAAAACGAACATCACGTTCGGTCATCACCACACGTCGCAAGAGTGGACGCAGACGGATATCCACGGAAACCAGACGGGATCATGGGCTATCGGCTGCTTATGTCAGCGGACGCCGGAATGGAATCGCTTCAGCGGTTATACGCTCGGCTTCGCTCACGTGATGTTCAACAACGACGGCGCCTTCGAGTTTCACAATAAGCGAATAATCGACGGAGTCGTACGATGACGATTCCAAAGTCGTTCGACCTCGGCGGTTATACGTGGCGCGTAAGAGTGTGCAAGATGAGCGCCGTCTATGGCGAGTGCGACTACGATTCGCACACGCTACGGATCGCGTCGCACATCGACGGGAAACGTGTAAGCGCAGAGCAGCGGTTCGCGTCGTTCCTTCATGAGTTCTTCCACGCTGCGATCCACACGTTAGGACGTAACGACGACGAAGAGCTCGTCGCCGGATTAGAACAGATGATGTTTCAGATGACAAAGTCTGCGAGGTACGAATGAAGTTCTCATGGCTCTACATTGCTGAAGACGAGATCGGCGAGAAAGAAGTTCCCGGTCTCAATCACAACCCACGTATAATCGAGTACCATAGCGAGACGACGCTCAGCGCTACGACCGACGAGGTTCCGTGGTGCTCATCCTTTGTGAATTGGGTTATGAAACGCGCGGGCTACACGCCTACACGATCAGCTGCGGCGCGGTCATGGGCGACGTGGGGCGTCGAATGCAAACCCACCGCAGGTTGTATCGTCGTGCTCACTCGTAACGGGGGCGGACACGTGGGTTTCTACATTCGCGAAACAGCGCGTTATGTCTTCCTACTCGGTGGGAATCAGTCGAACGCCGTCAACATCGCGGCCTATCCTAAGACGCGCGTTATCGGATATCGCATGCCGAAGCACATGAACGACGACGACCGCGGACTCTATGATCTGATAACGAAGGGGGATAAGAAATGGCCTTAACAACAGCTGCAAAGATTCGAGCGTCGTGGATCAACATCGGAGACAGCACGCAGGACGCAAAACTCGGCGTGCTCATCGCGCAGGCCGAATCGATTATCGAGGGGATCTGCAAGCAGCCGATCG